TCATCGTCATCATCTTCTTCTTCGTCTTCTTCTTTTTTATACTTTTTCGCTTCTTCTAGTTCATCTTCAAGTTCCAGTTCTTCATCTTCGAGAGCCAAATCATCATCGTCTCCATTAAAGATTGAACCTGCAACTGCGATCTTTTCTGCTTCCAATCGATCGTCAAGTTTGTCACCAATCAAACCACCAAAGATATCTTGGGCTTCATTGTAGTTTCCATCCTTGATTGAATCGATAAACTTTTCAATATTTTCTTTGATATCAGACATTTTACTATCTCCTTCTAAAATGGACTAAATCTGTCTTGGGATCCGCCATCGTCTCCCTTTTCGTTTTCTGCTTCAACTTGTTTTTTCATGGATTCAATATCTTCATCCGAGAACATCATCACATTCTTCATGATCCATTCGCGCGAGAAGTATTCACCCACATACTGAGAAATCTGATCCATCGTCTGAAGTCTTTCTCTCAGAATTTCTGCATTCTTCATTTCAGTAAAATGATTGTCTCGAAGGAAGTCAATCGTAATGTCATTCTTCCACTCATTCCAATCATCTTCGGTGATGATCCCCTTTAGGATCAGCTGTTTCTTCAGAATGCCCAAAAACAAGTGTGAGAACCTTCTTCTCAGTCTGTCAATAAACTTCTGGAACTTCACCTCATCCCGAGAGATTTCGGTGGTCCTACCAAGAGAGAACTGAGATTCTTGTTCAAGCCTATTAATCGGAACATTCAAAGCACGATAAACTCGTTTCTGAAAGTACACGATATCATCGATCTGACCAAGATTCTCTCCACCCGGTAGTGTGGTAATCTCTGTGCCCCGACCACCTTCTCTACGAGGCAACCAGAAGTCTTCTAACATTGACATATGTTTTCGGTCATCTTTGATCTGACCATTGTTTGCATCATAGACCAATTTATTTCTATACCGAGACATGATGTCTTTCATGTGTTGTTCTGCCTTATTCTTAGGCAAGTTACCCACATCAATATAGAAAATTCTACGTTCAGGCGCCCGCGCGAGACGATAGATTACCAAAGAATCTTCCATCATCCTTAATTGGTTGATGGGTTTGATTGCTTTGTGTAGGTATGAAACTACACGTCTCTTGGTCGGATCAAGAAGACCTGAAGTCAAATACGAAACAGAATCGAGAGACATTTTTACACCTTGGGTCGTACCACCCTTTTCCTGATAGATGTAAAATTCATTGACTTTGTCAACGATCTTTGCATTAGTCTTCGGGTCTTTTTTGTATTCAACCTCTTTTACTTTACGAATTTTCAAAGCATCAATAGGTCGAATCTCTTGAATCCCTGCTTTGAGGTTTGATTCATTGACCACCAAATGGTGAACCAATCGACCATCGATATACCACGAACGAAACATATCATGTGCAAGTTCAGTAAAGTTCAACATAGAACAAATGTTATTGAACTCTTCGATCATGGATTTTTTAATTTTATCGGGCGCTTCTACATGGTCTAGATTGATATCTACAGGCGCCTCCTGATCTGATGCACTAATCGATTCATTTACGATATCTTCAATCGCAGCATCCACTTCCGGATGTTCCGCAAGTCCCCGATACTTTTTGATCAGATCTGCATTATCTTTTGCATCATTACCCTCAATATCAACATATTGACCATAATGAGCACCACTAGCAGTAACATAACCCGCACCGTCATTGTCCGTTTTGGGAACAATAGAGGGTAGTTTCTCGGGTTTTTCTTTTTTATCCTTGTCGATCTTTTTGAGTTCAAACCCAAAAAGTTTCACTAAACTGTTGTCATTTTCTGCCATATTATATCACTTCCTGTTAGCATAAAAGTGGGAGAGGGAAACCCCCTCCCACTTCTCTTACTTATACCGACATTAACTGGTAGTGCCTGACTCCCAGTACTGGACTTGGAACTCGGTAGTGAATTCTTCGATAGCGTCATTTGTTTCATATGACAATTCGATTGCAGCCACATTGGTCGGGAAACAACCACGGAAGTTATATGTCTTCAGGGTTGAACCGTCCTTATCGATTTGTTCCACCAGCAGGTCCGCTTGATAATCAACGGGGTTGGTCAGTCCGGTATTTGCTTGGTGTGCATTAATACCATTCATCCAACGTTCCATTGCATTTCGGACATTGAAGTCGGTGTCGTTAATTATCGTAACCGTCCACGGTTCAAAAGTGCGGTCACCCGCAATCTTCAACTGACGGCCACGGAATGGCACCTCAATCGGCGCCATCACGGATGCAGGCAACTGTGCCGCTTTACACAAGAAAGATGTAAGTTCTACATCTCCACCAGCATAGGCGGGAAAGTTCACAGTAGCTCTGAAGAGATTAGGGCGTGCGCCTCCACCTCTTAATTTTGACTTAAAGTCATCTACGCCTAAAACAGCCATTTCTTATACTCCTTTCCCTATACCACGCCGACTACTTCATCAAAACTGACACCAGTTCTAACTGCAACAAAGTTCAATGTTACATAGTTAATAGAACGTGCGGGTTTGATAAAGATACTTGCGACAAACTCGTTACGGTCAATCACATCCGGCGTATTGTTGGTTTCGTCACAAACCACTCGGAAGTCAGTGATACCTCTTCGACCACGGACTTCTCTCAAAAGCGGTTCCACAACATTGACGAACTCTGCTCGGGTGAATTCATCATTGAACTCAAACAGAATGTTCTTAGCTGCTTCTGCGATTGAACGCTCGAGCGCAAGGAACAGTCTCCGAACATTGATTCGATCAAATGCAGACGGTCTGTTTTCATGAGTCTTATCACCAAACAGAACAACCGATGCACCCGGAATGTTTGCGATTGGGTTGACTGATGCCTTATACAAGGTATCACGTTGTGTCTTATTAGGTGCAACCGCAATGTCGGTGACACCCAAATAGTTACCCCGTCTTTGACCCGCAGGCGAGAACCATGGTGCTGCGTTTAGATCGGTCGCAGCCATCAAACCAGCGGTGCTTGAAGACGCTGGGATGTTTACAAAGTTATCGTTATACTTGTCAAAAACCTTGAGGTAGTTATTGTCCACAATCAAGTATGAAGAATTGGACAGTCTGTTCGAAAATTCAACAGTAGCGTCTACCGCACTTTGAACAGGTGCGCCTACCACAACATCTCTTGGAGGTGATGCAACAACCACACAATCTTTACGGTTTTCTGCGATTCCGACCAAGTCGTTAACAACAGTAACACCATAGTCAGCTGAATCTGCTTGAGGTGCGACCAAGAAGTCAACAGTCACTTGTTCTGTATCATTGAACAGATCGAAACCTGTTGAGAATTCATTTTCGGTCAGGTCGCCTGAGTTTTCGCCTCCACCCAATCTAAGGGTAGCGACATCATTGTTCCAGGCAGATGTGCCGATTGAATAATCTGTTGCAGAATCAACATCAGGTGAGTTACCCCAGAGATTACCGATACCCGAGAAGTCAGCGTCAAATGCAGAATCATCCGCAAAATAACCTGAACTCAAGATGTACTGTGACTGATTATTAATCACATCGGTAATGTAGTTGGGTGAACCATCCGGTGTAACAGCATTAGGGGCAACTGATAAGTGTGGATATGTTTCCAACACTGAACCAGGCGCGCCTGAGAATGCGCCGGTGCGGTCAACCACCGCAACGTGGACCTCATCTCTACTTGCGTTTCTTTCGGAAGCCCATGCACTGGTTGATGGTTCGCGATCAAATTGACCACGATAGTCCCAAGCATCAAAATACTCAGCACTATCCCCAGCAGGACAGAAAGAAACCGAAAGTGCATTACCTAGTTCGCCCGGGAACCGTGCGATAAATGCACCAGAGTGAGTTTGGGTAACGCCTTCACCCAAAGATGATTTTACAACATTGTCGAAATGATCTCGGTTTTTGACCAAGACCGGATCGACTTGTTCTTCTGAATCCGCAGCGTCACGAAGTGCTGTGTACGCTGAGAATGCGTTTGATCCGCCGTTGTTACCACGAACAACAAACAGAGAGTTAGAATACTTCAAGAAGTATGCAGCTGACAGAAAGTCTACTGCATTATCTTCGTTCGGAGCACTGAAAGTCGACACCAGACCAGATTCATCTGCTACTAGTGTGCGTTCTTCTACAGGCCCCCAACGAAAGTTTCCTACAAATGCACCAGTAGAGGTACTGACATTCGGGGCAACACCCGTAAGGTCAATCTCTCTAACGGTCACCGCAGGAGAAGCAGACGGTGAGAATAATGCCATGACTCTTTTCCTTTTCGTTTACAAATGATAAGTATGCATAATACGGTTATGTTCAATACTTTTATTTATAAAAAGACCTATTTTCACCACTCATCATAGTAGGGATTCCACACACTCCACTCATTGGTGTGAGACCGATTGTTTTCAACCTCGGTAATATAATCTGAACCATCGTCAATAAATCCGAATGGCGGAATATCATCTTCGATTTGTTGCATTTTTTCTTCAAACAGGATTTGTTTAATATTAATATCTGTCATATCAGAAAAAAACTGGGTCGAAGCAAAGTAACCAAACATCACCAAGTTCATCATAAGATCGTCATGGTTACCATCAGAAGCTTCATATGATTGACCCTTTGCGACAAAAGTAGAGACCTCCATGATGGTATTTTCATCTACAATCTCTAGTTTTCCATTCTCTAGTAAATCCTTGATCGCAGAACATCCGACCCGTTTGGTCTTCCGGGTCATCTCGATACCGATTCCTGATGCTTTGACTGTGCTTTCTAGATGGATATTTTCATATTCAAGTTCATGGTAAAGTCCATTACAAACCACCGCACCTTGGTCGTTGGACTCGATGATCACATATGCTTCGTTGTAGAGTTTTGCATACTTATAGATAATATTAGGAAAGAGTATTGGAGAGATAGTATTACAACGATAGACAGCAACCTGTTTGAACGGGTTTTCGCTAATATCGATTGCCGTAAAGGTAGAATAATCCTGACCTCTTCCCTTTGATACATCAACAGTGAAGATATAGTTCCGATCCTTTTTGGGTGGTTCATATATCAACATATCTCCACCCTCAAGAATCTGTTGGGGTTCTTGAGTTCTTAACGACAGTAAGGTTTCTCCGTCAATAAGTGTGTCACCCGTACCGAAGAAGGTGTTGGCGAACTCTTGATCGAATTGAAGTTGTGAAGTATTCGCAATGGTTTGTTGTTTCCACTCTTCATCACGTCCCGGAACATCCCACCAATTGACCTCGAATGGTTTATACTCATTGGTTCCCTGAACTGCACCTTCCCAAATCTTGTGGAATATGTTTCCAATCCCATTTGCGGTTGAAGTGATAATGACCTTGGTGTCCTTACCCGCAGAAACCACCGGGTATGTCGATGTATAGAATTCACTCGCGCGTTCGACAAATGCAAACTCATCAAGAAATAGTAGGTTGACCGACATACCCCGGATAGAACTTCCGGATGTTGCTGCTGCGATGATCCGACTGTTATTAGAAAATTCGATGCTGCCTTTGTTTAATGCACGACATCCGGGTTGAAGAAAGAATGGTAAGTTTTCGAGTGCAAGTGTGATTCGACCCAACATCTCTCGTGCGGTCGCCCCTTTGTTTGCAAGTACCGCAATGGTCTTTTCGGGATGAAAGATCGCAAACCAGAGAATATAGACCACCGATGAGATTGACTTACCAGACTGTCGACAGGCCAAGACAATGTTAAATCTATTCTCATTAAAGTGTCGAAACATCTCTTCCTGATAGGGATAGAGATCAAAAGGAACAAGACCCTTATCAAGAGAAATAATCTTAACATAATTCCGAGCAAAGTACGCAGGGTCATGCATACATTTCTTATACTCGGTTATCTTATGTGCATCCCACTCTTCAGCAACACCATCACGTTTTACATTTGCGTTGCCGTTATAGTGGTTAGTCTGAATCTGGTTCAATGTCAATCACCTTCTCGTCATTTTGTAAAAATCTTTGTAACTCAGTGGTCGAACCGATGAAAAGGTTATTGTTGGTTGTATTATTTGGAAGTTCTTTTTGTGATTTTTCTTGGGTTATTTCTTTGTTTTTCTTATTCAGGTCCATCAACTTATCGTTGATGTCTGACATATTCTTCATCATGTTCGACAAAACCTCGAACGCGCGCGGGTGCTCGCTCTCGCGCGCGACCTCTACCATCATCTCTAGAGACTCTCTGCCTTTTTCTAAAAGGTCATAGTAAGTTTCTCGGGAGTAATCATAGTCATTTTTTACATTATCTTTTTCACTCATTTCTACAATCCTGTAGGTTCTTCACTATCTGTATATCGAATATTAAATCCATAATCACTATCAGGACTCACATCAATAGGATCAGGCGAAATCTGGATGTTCTGGATGAATGTGTCTTCATCGTCTGTGATATAGAAGTTGTTGTTGACATTTCTAATGACTCCATATTCTTCTTTGGGTCCATAGAATGACATCTTCATATCAAAGGTCAGGTCATATACAATTGTTCTTCTCTGTTCAAGAGGGCCTTCATATGTATCTTCGAATGACAATCCACTCAAAACGATCGGAACATCTTCTTTAATATCTAGATCGTTACCAAACGGTTTGACCGATACAGTATACTGTGGACTAAAGTAAGGTAAGATTTGTTCAACGACCTGCAATGCATCGTCCTGACTCTTTGCATAGATACTCAGAGTGAATGAGATATCATAGGGAACCGAAGTATACATCTTGATTCTTTTCTGATCATCTTCAATCGCAGGTGTCTGAAACTGATTAACCTTAGGCAACTGTCTCTCTGCATCATATGAGATATTGGTAATCTCAAAAGACATGCGGGGTAACTTGATTGCAACTCTACGTTCTGCTTCTTCACCCTTACTCATTTCAGCTAATCGTTCAATGAAGTTTCTTTTGGGTGCATAAGAGAGAGGCACCTTCACTTGTGACAGAATAGATCCATCACTCCTTTCCCGAAGAACATAAAGGTTGTTGAACATCGATCCAAAGACCGACACCGCAGTCCTTACTCTCTTATGATAAAACCATGAACCAAACATTATGACATATCTCCAAAAGGATTTTCTTCAGAAAAATCAAGGAAGTCTCCCTCAAAGTCATCAAAGATCACATTCTGTGTCTGAACCTGAATTTCTTGTAGATCTTGAACCAACGTTGGGGTCGCGACCGCACCAGATTCTTGACCCGAGACCGGTTGGGTCGTGGTAAAGTTATGAAACTTACCATCAGTAGAACCAACGTGTGCGATCTGTAAGATCCGATCCGAATCCGACCAATCTGTGACCTCACCCTGCATATCATAGTCACCAAATGACTGAACAATATTCTCCCCAATTTCAAATCCAACCGATGCGGAATCCATGGTCAACGCATATTGATAAGAACCTTCAAGTTCGATCGCATTAATCTCATCAACCCCAGTGTCAAAGTCTTCGTCACTATATTCAAACAACTCACACTGAAGTCGGAAGGTAGGAAGATTACTGAGTTGGTAAAACGGCGTCTCGGTCTCGACCTTCATCACCTGAAACATAGACTCAGACAATGGTAAATAAATGACATCACCTTCTCGGGGACGAAACTTCTTTTCATCCAGATAGTTACCGATCAATTGTTTCCAACGTCTTCGCGCAACAATAAAGGTGGCCTGATCGCGAAGTTCAATTCCAAACTTTGTGAATAGATCGCCTTCCCCTTCAAATCCCTCGATGTTCTCGATATACATCTCGACCTTGTACGCATCAGTGAAATGTGATGGTACATCATCCAGAAAAATAGGATCTTTATTTACAATCTCGCGAGGGATATAGTATACATCCTGACCATACATACGAAGACTTTCGATAACAATGTCTTCATACAGGTTTTGTTCGGAACGTACTTTTTGACTGATATAGGGGTTAGTTGGCATATCTATTTACCCCACAAACATCATCGGACCGACATCTTCTTCTTCTCGAAACTTGGTCATGAGTCTTTCAAGATCTGCTTGCGCATCTTCATAAATTTGTCGACCACTGATTGTGACACCACCAGGCAATTGCATACCCTCGAACTTCAACAGGTTGAGACCCCATTGTTTTTTAATCAATGCGGTTGTATACTCTTTAAGAAACCAGTGGTTCCAAAGTGAATTATATTCATTTCCGGTAGAACTTGGAGTGCGCACACCATAGACCTCAATCACCAGATAGTCTCCCGCACTCAATTTATCATCACTGATATAAAAGTAAAGACGATTTTCTTGTCGCGAAAATGTGATGATAGGCATTCCTGATAACTTCATATCAAGTAAAGACAGGTGTTGTTGCATCTGTTCATAATATGCAATATCACCTGCATAGTTATTCAGGTCTGTGATATCGTTCAACATCATTTGATACTTAATATCAAAAAAGTTGGTGGTCTGTGATACCGTGTTGATCGGCAACATTCTGACCACGGTCATGACATCTGAATCACCCAAGTCAATATATCCATCACTAATCATCTGATCGGTGACTTCATATGAGATATAGAATCTGCGAGAACCGTCCGGATGATGTTCCCGAAACCACTGGAGAGATTCATCAACTCGATCTTCTAATTGTTCATCATCAATATTGATCTCGATCACCGGGTGACCCAGTGCTCTTAAACAATAGTCGATGTGATCGTCTCTAGTATTCGGTAAAGCCATATATTTGTCCTGTTTTCGTAGACTTATTTAGTTCTGCAATATCCCATTTGCATCATAGACATTGATTCGATAGTGAGAACCCTCTTGACCGTCAAGGAGATCTGCATCGATACCACTTCCCGCACCATCAATGTTTTGAATAATAGTGGAGAGTTCATTACTATCAATACTGAACACATTGTTGGTCAGATCAATTCCATCACCCGCAACAAATGTACCTGCACCCGAGAACTGGGTAACAACAATACTATCTGCACCGACCGTAAAGGTATTGGGATCTTCTACAATCTGAATCCAACCGGTTCCTTCATATTCGGTCCCCTCTTGGACAAAGACATATGCTCCGGGGATTTCACTGTCTTCATCACAGAATTCACACCGTTCCAAAACCCATGGGTTACTGTCATTACCAACATCGTTTACAAAGTAACGACCGTTCTCCGCTAGGATAGTCTGATCTTTAACCAGAATCCCATTGTTAACTTCCCAACTATCAACACCGTCAATCAGTGGTAACCCACCATTGGATGTCGAGGTCAGGGTTGCTCCCACACCATTGACACCACTGTCATAGGTTGCATCAAGGTTGGTTGTTGTTGCTGCTCTTACTGAGGGTGCGGTTTTTACACCTTGTGCGAGGTTATCTGCATATTCTTTGGTAACCGCATGAAACGCATTGACGGGATCTGCATGAAGAGTCAGAAAACCTGTCATCGTGTCGCCCGCAGTGTTTACATAGGTATTATCAAGATCGGTAGTAAAAGGATCGAGGGTGATGGTCTCGACAAAAGAACCACCATCCGCAGTATTGATCGTAAAATTACCATTTACCGAGTCAAAGTCAATACTCGAAACACCCGCAACACTCACTGTGCCGATAGAATCGATTTGTCCCTGTGCATTGACCGATAGGGTAGGCACAAGTGATGCAGACCCATAAGAACCCGATGAAACTCCGGTATCGGTAATATCAAGGACACCTGTCGCGGGGTTATAGGTAAGTCCTGTCCCACCTGAGATTGCATTCTTCGCATCTGAATCTGCACGAAGAGATGTATAATAGAGATTGTCTCCCTCGATCAGATCTGTGGTAGATTTGGTCGTAAATCTTACATCAAAGTCTGAATCGAATAGAATCGTGTTATAGTAAAGATTTACATTACCTTCAGGAATGTCATCTGTTCTTAACTGATCCGATTCACCCAATGCGACCTGCAACTCATTAAGAGTCACCGAAGAGAACTCTAACTGAGAGTTTGGAATAATCGGAAGACTGGACAGATCGATTTCACCATCCGAACCAGCAAGTAATGACCGATTGTCCTTTACAAAACCAGCGGATGTCAGAAGACTAGAGAGAAATCTAGCTTTTGATTGTGCCATTGTGGTGCCTCGTTATGGGTTTATATCACCTTTATTTATAATAAAAGGAACCCCAACTGAGGATTATTCTTCGGATTGTTGTTGCGCTTGTTCTTGGATTCTGTGAATGAGTTGGAACACATTCTCATAGGGGGCCTTTGCAAGGACCGAAAGAATAGTGTTGACTTCTTCAAGTGTAAATTCAAATTTCATTTTCTATTGTCCATTCAGTTGTATTCAATAATTCAAGTATTTGATCGTGTGTGAGTTCCGAGTATTCCTCACTGTATATATCAGGTCTGTTAGGTAGTTCATATTTTACAAAGGTCTGTGAACCGTCCACCGAATAACGCAGTGTATCGGCTTAGGTTTCTAGTACCTGTTCAAAGTTGATTTGGTCAACAACTGTAGCAGGAACTATTAGATATCGTCTATTGTCGTACATGATTATACTCCGAATCTGGCTCGTTGTGCGTTGAAGTTTTGAGTGATTTCTGTTGCGGATAGAGCACGATTGTATATTCTAACAATTGATATGTCTCCTATAAAATACTGAGAAATAGCATCCCTACCACCAATCTCATCAAAACTATTTGATAATAAAAAACTATGACCTTCTGACCTACTTACAACACTTTTTTGATTGCTTTCCATAAAAATATCATAATAACTTCCATTCCAACGTAAAACAAAATTGTGCCATCCTTGTGTGATGGTATCGGTTATAGCGGTTACACGGCCTGCCGATCCGCTGTACACATTGAAGGTTTCTCCACTTATACCACTAGTGAATCCTCCCATCCAAACTACAACAGCAGAACCGTCTGATATTATTGGACCCCCTGCACCAGTGGTAGTATCATTTACAATATCTACTTCCGAATATAACCATATGTCTATCGTTTGATGAGAGCCCGAAACAGTATTATTCAAGTTTACATGATCATTTGTTCCATCAAATGTAATACTACCACCATTTACACTACTATAAGTAGGTCCATTTGTCAGCGTACCGTTGTTGCCATTACTACTCAAATCATACCAAGTAGTACCACTCTTGGGATACGACTCTGAGATACCAGCGTCCAAGTGTAACACCAAACCATCAGTGACAATACCAGCACGAGC